AACACAATTGCTCGAAAAGTGGAAACCCGTTTTGGACTATAGCTCCGATAAGGTTCCTGCTTTGGAAGATTCTCACAAGCGTTTAAGTACAGCCGTACTTTTGGAAAACCAAGAAAAGTATTTGACCGAAAATAGCTTCGCTGGACAAGGTGGAGTATTTGGTAGCGGTGGAAATATGGGTACTCCTTATTCTGGTGACAATTATGCTCCAGGTGACGCACGTTTACCTAAAGTATTAATTCCCATGATTCGTCGTACTTTCCCTGAATTGATTACTAATGAAATCGTCGGTGTTCAGCCTATGAGTGGACCCGTTGGTTTGGCTTTCGCACTTCGTTACCGCTATGATGATAACAGTCTTGGTGGATATACGGGTAATAGTGATGGTCGTGATCCTTCTGGTTGGACAGCTAATGGCGTTGGTGGTAATACTTGGACAGGTACTAGTAATACAGTACTTTCAGGTCAGACCGAAGTTGGTTGGAATAATCTTAATACTATGCATACTGGCGTAAGCTCAAACAGCTTAGTTGGTTTAGCTGGAGTATTTGATCCTGCATACAATGGAGTTGACTCTGGTGTAGCAGCCCTTCTTGCTCAATTCGAAATGTCTGGTAAGATTCCTCAGATGACTATCAGTATGGAGAAGACAAGCGTTGAAGCTGGTACAAGACGTTTAGCTGCAAAGTGGAGCGTTGAGTTGGAACAAGACTTGAAGAACATGAACGGTATTGACATTGACTCAGAAATGACCAATGCAATGAGTTATGAAATTCAGGCTGAAATTGACCGTGAAATGATTATGCGTATGGTTCAAATCTGCTTAACCGCTGGTGGACCTACAAACAAGGGTAAGGGTTATTCATTCTGGTACGCTGGTTCTGCTGATGCCCGTTGGATCGGTGAACGTAATCGTGACTTGTATGCCCGTATCATTATTGAAGCAAACCGTATTGCTATCAACAATCGTCGTGGTCCTGCTAACTTCATTATTGCAACACCAAGAGTGTGTTCAATCTTGGAAAACCTTCCTGAGTTCAAGTTCATGCAAGTGAATGGAACTGTCAATACACAGCCTACGGGTATTGCCAAGGTTGGTTCAGTCGGTGGTCGTTTTAATATCTACAGAGATACACGTACAGAAGCCCAGTACCAACAGGGTCAACGTACCGCTATCGTAGAATACGCATTGCTTGGATACAAGGGTGCTGATTATTATGACACTGGTTTGGTATACTGTCCTTACATCCCGGTTATGATTCAACGCACAATTGGACCTAATGACTTTGCACCAAGAGTTGGTTTGCTTACACGTTATGGTGTTGTAGATCATATCTTCGGAAGCTCTATGTTCTATCACTTGTTGATAGTCAAGGGTCTTGGTGAAGCCTTTGTGCCCGGGGCCGCACACGTCTACATGTAAATCATTGTAGATCAAGGGGTTATGAAAGTAACCCTTTTCTTTACGAAGAGGTTAGAAATAACCTCTTCTTTTTTTATACTTTTTTACTTTACTTTAGAACATTACATTATAAATAGTTATATGAAAACAAAAATTACAGGTATTTATAAAATAATAAACATTCTTAATAATAAGATTTATATAGGTTCATCTAATAATATTTTACGTAGATGGAAAGAACATAAAAAATATCCTAAAAAATATCCTACATATATACAAAGTTCTATAACGAAACATGGGGTAGAAAATTTTAAATTTGATATTATAGAAGAATGTAAATTTGAGCAATTAAAAGAACGAGAAACCTTTTGGTGTAATTATTATAATAGTTTTGATCGTAATTTGGGATATAATGTAGATATGCCAATAGCACCTAGATTACATAATGAGACTACAAAAGAAAAATTAAGAAATATAAATTTAAATAAAAAACATACTGACGAAACAAAAATGAAGTGTTATTTAGCAACAAAACGTAGAGATAAAAACGGAAAAATGTCAGAAGAACATAAAAATAAAATATCACAAGCTTTAAAAGGTATACCAAAAACTAAAGAAGCTACATTAAAAAGAATAGCAACAAAGATTAAAAATGGCACGTTGGCACCAACCTTTACTAACGAGTATCTAATATTTTTATCAGAGAAGAATAGCGGGTGTGGTAATTTTAATTTTGGTAAACCATCAGTTAACAGAAGAAAAATAGATAAAATCTGTCCAATAACACTAAATGTTATTAAAATATATGACACCATTAAAGATACAGCAACGGAAAATAATTCATATACATCCAATATAGTTAAATGTTGTCAGAAAAATAAAGAAATCTTAAAATATAAAGTAGGATTATATTATTATAGATACCATGTAGAATAATGTTGCTTTGTGTACCATATATGATATAGTCATATACATGGAATTAAATTATATCAACTTTATAAAAGACGGAGAATTTAATATATCTAATGAATATTGGAATGCTCTCAATACGACATACACAAAAGATCAAATTAAATTAGAAATGTTAAAAGCTATTCGTATTTATAATATACCATTACCATTTAGTAAACCCACAGTTGACCAAGTTATTAAGGATTTCAATAATTTAATTGTAGAGGATAGTGTAAAGATAGAAAATTATGAATATTGGCATACACGATATGACTATAAATGGCCTTTGGAGTATGAAGACATTAATAATTTTATATATCTAAACGGTAGCAATGCAGGACTTCAAGCTTCTAACTATTATCACATGGATAACAGGTTAGCGTGTGACTCCATTAATTCACCATCACCAATTAGAGTATGGAATAATGATAAATTTATGCTTACATTAATGAATTACTTTTGGAGTGGATTGATTACGGGTAGTATTACTATGAGCACATTTAAACAAGCTATAGGTATGCGTAAATATATTGCATCACAATTTAAACCATCTGTAGCTAAATATATTTATAATAGATATGCACCAAATGGCGTTGTATTGGATTTTTCATCAGGATGGGGTGATAGATTAACAGGATTTTATGCATCATCTGCTAAAGAATATATAGGAATCGATCCAAATAAAAATCTAATTGCTGGATATAATGACCAGATTACGATGTATAATTCTATATGTAAAGATAAGAGTGCTAAAATGTTGCCTTGGTGTGCGGAAGATGTAACATTAGGTGAAAAAGTAGACTTAATATTTACGTCGTGTCCCTATTTCAATATAGAGAGATATACACAAGATGCGGATCAATCTTTTAAGAAATTTAAGAAGCTTGATGATTGGTTAGCAGGATTTTTATTTGAATCTATACGATGTTTTTGGGTTAATTTAAAAGAAGGTGGACATATGATAATCAATATATCAGATGTGTACTCAAATCATACGATTAATCATATTTGTGATCCAATGAACGATTATATTAACACACTTAAAGGTTCAGAATATCAAGGTGCATTAGGTTTAAGAATGGCTAAACGACCAAATACCAATGCTGACAAGGAAGGTATCTTTGCCGAACCTATGTGGGTATGGAAAAAGGGTTCTATTTAAATTATTTTATTAGATTTACGTAAATTATCAATATGCCATAAAGGTCTAGTATTTTCATATCTAAAACACATATATTGTTCTACCGGATCACTTAGATTGAAGAAATTACATGGTATTATGTGATCTACTGACCACTGATTTTCTTTATTACCATAATTTTCCCAAGACATACCATTAACAAATTGCACTTCAAGATGCCTTTTCCATTCATTAACAGTACACATTAATAAATCAATCGAATGTTCATTTTTAGAATTTTTATGTATTGCATAATTTATACGACTACGTAAAATCTGTAAAAGTTTAAATTTAATATCAGAGTTATATCTAAAATTAGCTTGTGTTGTTCTTTTATTTTTATTTATCTCACGCCATAATTTACCGTATTGTTTTTGATATTGTTTATATGAGATTGAGTGCGAATTTTGATACTTTTTATCATGTTTTTGTCTTTGATTACGATTTTCTATAGAATATTGTTTACGACAACATTTACAGTAATTATTATATCCGTCATGATGTGACTTATTTTTACTAAACTCTGATAAAGGTTTAATGTTTTGACATTTTGAACATTTCTTTGTAGATTCTACTTGATTCATGATATTACTCCTTAAATACTTCTGTAGCAGGACAGTAGGTAGATTACTCCACCTGTTTCAAAGAAGTTCATACCTTCTTTGATTACTGCTATAACTATTTAGTGTTTTGAACGCTATAATCATCGGAGGTCAAATCAATTATTTCCCCTTTTATAGGTGTATTTGATGTTTCCTCTAACATTTTAAGTATGACCTCTCTATTTGCGATGAGATTAACGACATTTTTAGTATTATTTGCAGGTCCAATAGCTTTTTTAGCAGCAATATCCATCTCTTTTAATTCTTTAGCTGCTTTTTGTTTACTACGCTCAATATTTATGGCATTTAAAGTGGCTAGAGCCGTGTTAGTGGCGGCAATAACGTTTGCAAAGGCGGCGATAACCTTTCCGTCCATAGTTAATCCTACGGTCTGCTGAAGGTCTTTAACAGTATCTAATCCATTAATTACCAATTCTTCTGTTTTAGATAACACGAAATCACTTAATCCATCCATATTTAATGGTTGTTTTGGTGGTAAGATAGGTATAGAACTAGTTGTTGGTGTGGTTGATGTTATAATTGGTGTTATAGTTGAAATAGAATTATTAAACTTACTATTTAGATCGATAGTAGTACGTTTCATATCTTTTAATCCACCACTTAAATCAGAATTAAGATTTTTCAACTCTTCAATCAACGAATTTGTTTCTATAACACTCATATATACAAGTATTTATAACCATTTCTCGTTTTTGCAAGATTTATACTTGATTTAACTTAAAAGTTTGTTATATTCTTAATAGAAAGATGAGGAACGGTATGAATTTGACTAATGAACGAATTGTGGATATGGTAGAATATGATATGGACTTGACAGATGAAGAGACAAAGACATTATGTGCGTATGCATTGGAGAAAATTGCTACAGATGAAAAGGCTTTAACCAATTATGCGATAGTACATATGTTAGGAGAGATTTGTAATAATCTTCAAGACCCTAAAGAAGCTAAAAAGTTTATTAAGGCTGCTAAAAAACTTGACAAATCAGTAAAGGGTGATAAACTATTATCTAATGAAGTTGAGGAAGCT